TTAACCCCTTCGACAACGGACTGCCTGATAGTGAAGATTGGCGACGCCACATGCGCGTAGATATCGGCATGTTGCTGCAATGCGGCCGCATATACATGTTGCGCGGATGGGAGTTAAGCAAGGGTGCGAAACTGGAACTTGACGTGGCCAGCTCGTGCGGAATAGAGGTTATGTTCGAAACGCACGAACCATGATACACAAGGGAGATAAGTTCAAGGTGCATTGGGTTGAGCATGAAACGAACTACGTTGACAGGCTCTACGAGGTGGTGTCCGTCAAGGATGGCTGCCACTGCCCCCGCCCATCATGGCTTACAGGGCTTCCTGAAACGCCCAGGGCGGCGCACTGCCACATTTCGGCGCGACTGGTGCGTTCGCCCTTGGCGACGGAGGACAATGGGCTGCATTGGTTCAACGACATCGACCCGCAGACACTCCATAGCATAACCAGTCCCGACTTTTGGCTGGAGATTGTCCGGCAGCCAGGGGACCAATTAAGTTTATTCTAAAAATCAAGACAATGAAACAGTATATCGAGAGAATGAAAGTGCGGATGCAAGAATGGCTTGAGGGCCGCGCCCGCCACATGGAGGCGCGCCGCGTGAAACGGATAGACCGTGAGGCGCGCAATACCATACAGTTGATGGAACATAACGGCCTGATGTACGTGGGCGTTAACGGCGTGCCGCTCTTCGCGGCCGGCGACTTGACGGAAGGCGTGGTCGAGAGCGTGGCGCAGGCGCGCAAGGCCTATGCTGACTGGATGGAAGAGCAGGCGTGGCGGTAGCCGCTAATTAAGGAGGACGAGCCTATGCCACCCGAGTATAACTATCGAAAGTTTTATGCGTTGCTCGCTCGCATGCCCTACGCGGACAAGGAGACGCTCGTGTACCAGTACACCAAGGGGCGCACCGAGCATCTGCGCCAGATGCATCCCGAGGAATACCGCATGATGCTGCGCGACATGAAACGCGTTGTAGACGATGACGAAGCGTCGCGCGAGCTGAAAAAGCGGCGCAGCGCGGTGCTCAAGCTCATGCAGCAGCTGGGCATAGACACTACCCGCTGGCCCAACGTCGATGCCTTCTGCACGGATGCACGCATCGCCGGCAAGGTGTTCCGCAGGCTGTCGATGAACGAGCTGGAGGCGTTAGTGCCTAGGTTGCGGTCGATATTGAACAAGGGCGGGCTTAAGAACTCTTCCACGCCCATGCCGCCACAGCCTGCCAAGCTGAAAGTGAAATACAATTTTATA